CCTTTCGTGTTCATTATCTTTAATTAGATTATATAGAGGTTTGCCATGTTTTTCTACAAACTGAAATAATATAAGAGTATTACCTTTTTGATCTAATGCAAGATTATTTATAAACTTATTACGCGCTTCGTTTGTAACAATATAATCTATTTCATCATGATATTCTCTTTTACCAAACGTTTTTCTTACTGACTCTGGATACTTAAGAAGTAATACATTAATTTCTAACGGCGCTAATGTTTTGGCATCTTGTAATTTTTTAGTAGTTGTAACATTATATACCTTTCCAAAAAGGCCTTCTAATACAAGTCTATGAGTTTGTGTACCATCTAATGTACCTGTTGTACCAAATCTATATTCAGCCTCTCGGCATTTATTCATAATAGATGTAAGAGACTTTGATTTAAATCCATGACATTCATCACCAAATACCATGCTAAATTGTTCGAACCATTTACCTGGCAGCTTATATACAGATTGCCATGTAGAAATTATAACGTTTTGACCTACGTTCTTTTCTTTACCTGAATAGATTCTATGGCATTCATTCTCTACGATAAAGTCATTATCATAATATGAGTAGTCTTCAAAGTCAGAATACATCTGTTGTACAAGAGAAGTTGTGGGTACAATGATCAAACATTTTTTGTTTGTCTTCTCTAGTAAGTATCTCATCAACACATAAATTATAAGTGACTTACCTGAACCAGTAGGACTCAATAATATAGAGCGTTTTCTATGTAGTCCTTCACATATAGCCTCTATTTGATAGTCATGCGGATTAATTCTTGTGCCTTTTGTAGATAGAGATAAGGCATTGATAAAGTCACTTAACTCAGCGGGATCTACGTCGACCGTAGCACCTGGCAGGCCATAATAATTGCTATGTTCTACTTCTACTTTATAATTACGTGGTCCACAAAATTCTTGCAAATATGGGAACAATCCCACAGGCAATTCTTGTGACTGTGAGTTATACAACCTTATTTTGCCGTCCCACACCTTATTACGAAATGCTGGCATATACTTATAGCCTGGAACAAAGAAACTAAAAAAGTCTGTCAGTTCATTAGCTATACCCATATCTGTATGTACCGACATAACTGAATGATTCTTCTGACTTACAACTAATTTATCCACCCGATTCGAACCTTCTCCAATCAATAATATTTTTTATAGTAGAGTGTCTCCACTTTAATACATTTATAATTTCTGTAAGTGTCTCAATATAAGTTTTATAATATGTGATTTTTTCCTCGGATTTTTGTATGTCGCTATCAGCATCATAGTAATAATCCATCTCACCTTTTAAAACCTTTAATCCTTCAAATGGATCAAACTCCCACCCGGCTTCTTCAATTTGTTCTTGAGTCATTTTACCGTTATAGTATAGCCATTTCTTTTTTAGTAAAGTCTTCTGATCCATCTCAGCTTTCTTTAACTGAAGACGGGCTATGGACATAAACTCCATATATTTTGCATGTAGTGCTGGGGTTTGTCTGGATGTTTCGTCAAGATTAAACTGAGGTATCTCAGCGTCTTTTTTCCACATCTCGAGTACAGTTTCAAGATTCATAATATAACTCCATTATATGGATCTATTTATTCAATTTCAAAGTAATTAAATTCAAATGCGAGTGGTACACTAAAATATTGTATATCTGCTCTTGTTGATTCTAATGCTATCTCACCTATAGAAGTAAGTCTAGCATCATAATATGTTATTTCTTTGTTAGCATTATTTTTGCTAGTTAATGTATATAACTTCAAATCCATATCAAGTGGTTTTTGCGTAACATCTCTTGTTAATCTATTTATGTCATTTACTTGTACGGATTCTTTAAGTATCTCATACATTTCTGTATAGTTAACTAAATCTTCATCTAATATTACATTAACTAATAATTCGCCAAATTGTAATCTTTCACCTGGTTGGTGTGTAGTAATAGATTTAAAGGGTACTGCAACTCCTGGTAATGATACTTCAGGATGAGTTACACTTGTAACAAAGTATTCTGTCTTAGGATAGAATTTTCTATCTAAGACCATTTTAAATCCCGTTGGTTCTAAATAATTTTCATTTATATTATAAACCATTTATATCTCCTAAACGGCAAAGCTTTCGCCACAACCACAAGATGCGGTTGCATTTGGGTTTACGACTTTTAAATAAGATCCACCAAGTTCTTCTACGTAATCTATAGTACAACCAAATACAAACATCTCTGCCATAGGATCTAACCATAGATTTCCTATAGTGGGTTCCTTATCAGTTGTACCCCATTCGTATTGAAAGCCGGAACATCCACCACCTTTTACATTCAGTGAAACGTGTGGGTCTCCAACCTTTTTTAAATAGGCTTCTGCATTTTCTGTAAGTTTTATCATGTATGTATTTATACAAAAAAAGGGGCGCGAAAGCGCCCCAGTTAGATAGGTTATCCCTATTCTTATGTGTTTAGGATGTTATCCACACGCATAATTCTGTAGTACTGGTTCTGACGAGCAGTACCTAGGCCGTTAGATGATCCAGGTGTGAATGGGTTTGATGCAAGACCGTATCGTGTCTTGAAACCAATTTTTGGCTGGAATGTATCTTCAGCAACTGCACGCATCATTGTTAATGGTACGTATGGGCAGTAGAAAAGACCGGCGTCGTATGCGTTTGCGCCCTTATAGCCAACAGTGATATAGTCAACTGTTGCATATGGGTCGATGTACACTTTCATGCGACCATTCAAAGTACCAGCAAATGTGTTACCTGTATCGTCTACATTCAATGTGTTTGAAGCAAGTACTTGTGAGTAGTCTAACATGCCTGTTGCAGCTAGAGCAGAAGCAACGTCAGATGAACATACCATCACGTTACCTTTACCTCTACGAGTATCTTTTGCGATTTGGTTAGCTTCACGATCGATTTGGATGCCGAGACCTTTGAATTTCTCTGCAGACCAACGACCATCAACATCAGTATCTAGGTCAATAATACCTTTCTTAGTGATCTGAGCTGATTGAGCACCTGGCTTAGCGTGAGCGTTGATCACACGAATGATTTCGCGGTTGATCTCAGCAAGAATCTCAGTTGACAAGATGTTTGCCAATTCTGATTCTGCGTCTAAACCGTGGATCGCTTTAAGATCCTGAGCCAACTCTAATGAGTACTCAGCTTTTAGAGCACGTGACTTTGCAGTCACAGTTTGACGCTCAATGCTGAATGCCATTTCTGCGAAGTCTGTTGAACCAGATGATCCAAGAGCTTCAGCAGAGTCTGTTGCCATACCAGAACCGTGGTTTGGTTGAGGCATAGCAGAGTCACCACCGTAGCTTACAAGACCTGAACCGTCAGCGCCATCAGCCGCGTTATTTTCTGGAGTTGCTTGAGTACCAGAGAACTGTGTATCAGCTTCGTTGAACATAGCCTCTGTACCACCTTGTGATGTGTACTTTGACTTCATTGCAAAGATAAGACCTGTTGGGCCGTTCATAGGCTGTACAGATGCTAGATCGTGAGCAATTAGGTTTGGAGCAGCACGACGTACCAAGCTGATCAATACTGGATCCCAGTTATTGATTGAAGCGCCTGTTGCGTTTGTTGGTGCAGCTTCGTTAAGTTGAGCACGCTCTTCAGTAAGAGCTTTCTCAGTATTTTCCAACAGAGCGGCAGTTACCTGCTTCCGATGGTTGTCTTTAATGGTGCCAGCTGTTTCTTCGTTAAGAACCGGTCCCCATTTTTCGACCAAGTTAGAATAAGATTCCATCTCTTGGATCTCCCTTATTTAGATTGTTTTCTGATTGCTGACAAATATGTCGCCATTGTATCAGAAACTTCTTGTGTATCAGCTTCCGCATCAACATCTGTTTCTTCAGCAATGGTTGATTCCACAGCTGGCGCTGCAAAATGTGCTTCTTTGACGGTAGCCACTTTCTTAGCGAAAGTTTCTTCGTCTTCGAAATCGATAGATTCGACAAGACCCGCAAGCTTCTCAGCTTGTGTATCAGGAAGATCTTTAGCCGCTTCAGCTACAATAGCTGCACGTGTAAAATCTTCAATTGCCTTGGCTTGTTCTAGCGCTTCTTCAGTACGAGCGTTAAGAGCTTCTTCGAGTTCTTCGACTTGCTCAGATAGTTCGTCGACTAGGTCGATTTTGCTTTCTGGCACTTCGATGTAAGACTCTGTGAATACATCTTTAAGCTTGTTCATGAATGTTTCAGCGATTTCAGTACGCAAGCCAGTTTGAACTGCTAGCTTGTTGTCTTCCATCCACTGCTCAACTACGTAGTTTAGGTAAGAATCTACTTTTTCTACGAGATCAGATTTTGTTGTTGCAATTTCCTCAGCAAGCTCGTTAGCATAGTTTTCTTCGAGTGTTTCGATTTCTTCTGCTAATTTTGCTTTCATTGCTGATTCAAAGATGATGGCAGTTTTCTCTTTGAACTCTTCTGATAGAGTTGCTTCAGATTCAACTAATGCATCTAATTCGCCTGCATAGTCATATGCAACGTTTGGAGTTTCAGCTAATGTTTCATCAGCTTCTACTTCATTCATTTCCATATACTTGCCATAATTAGCCTGAAGTTCTTTCTTAGACTTCTTAGCCATATGACCATACATTGCTTGCAACATACCTGCTTTTGTTTTCGGCATCGGCATATTTACGCCCTGCTTAGGAGCTGGCTCTGGAGCCTTTGCTGTTTTACCAGCTGCGCCTTTAACAGATGCGACAGATGCGTCTTCCGCATTTTTTGGGTCGTGAGCTTCTTCCACAACGTCCTCGTCATGGAGATCTGCTTCTGTGACCTGATTTTCTAGATCAGACATGCTATTCTCCTTACATGCTCTTTTGTTTGAGTAACGAGAGGAAATTCTTATACTCACGAACCTGAGTCTCATAGAGATCAGTACGTGGAGCTTGTTTAATTTCAGTCTCCATTTCTTCAATTGCCCTGGCTTCGATAATGCCGTTATTCCAAACCCAGTCTACACCTTCCATAATTCCATTAACGAAAGCATTCGGTGCTGATGGATCTTGTACGATATCAACCGTATTAAGAATAAAATCGTCTTTGACGACTGCTGTACCATTACGTTGCTCAAGACTTCCCATACCACGAGTTGACACGCCTAATTGAACACCGCCCTCAAGCAAACCTTTTACGATCTGTCCCATAGGAGTATCCAGTACTTGTGCCTTACCCATCACATTATTACCCTCAAATTGAAGATCGGTAATTAGATGGGATACCTTATCTAAATTAACTGTTGGGCCTTCCGGATGGTTTAGCTCTCCAACAGCTCGTTTAGTTTTAACTTGATCAGTGACATATTTGTCAACTGCTTTTTCTAATATCGCTTTAGGATAAATTCGTCCATTACGGTTCTTTGATTCGGCCATAGCAAAAACACCCTCGATGAGATATTTCTTCGAGCCGTCTTCTTTTTTCTCCACGATGCATTGTACATCGCTTTCGTTGTATTCCGTAATAAGTTTCATTTATCTTAAACCTGTGATAATTATGTTACACTTATTTATAACAAATTAATCTTCTACTTCTGTTTCCTCTTGATCAGTATCTGAAGTATATTCTTCCGCACCATCTTCTAGGTCGTCTTCATATTCTTCATCACCATCTTCAAGGTCTAATTCCATTTGTTCTTCGTCAGGTGGCTCTGCACCATTATAAACTTGTTGTGCTAATGCTACTTTCTCAGCATCTAAAGCATCATTAAGTTTATCACCTAATAAATCATTGAAAGTTGATTGTGCACCTGCAAAATTCTTTTGTAGAATATCATCCACAAATGTTTGCATAGGATTAACCTCAACTTCAGGTTCCATTACTTCGGCTTCATCGTTCATTATCATCTCCTTGATTCTCTGGTTCTTCGCCATTATCAACTTCACCAGACTTTACTTCACCGTCAATTTCTTTCTTTATTCTGTCTATATCGTCATCATCTAACATAAGAATATTTTTCATAGCCCATTCTTTTGAATAGTATTCGCCAATATAATTTTGTGCTAAATCCATGGTCTGCAATCTTTCGCGGATTAGTTCAGCATCTCTGAGTTCAGCAAAATGATTGTCATGTGCATATTCAACAACTAAATCATTTTCCCATTCTTTCCAGTCTTCATCAGCAATTACACCTTTTAGTATAAGTTGTTTGCGAAGAATCTCTAAGAAGAGAGCAGAGAATCTACGACGTAGACGCTCAACAAACTTCTGGAATTTTAATTCATCTCTATTGATTTCTGTAGATCGACCAAGTATATTCGCACTTTGATCTTGCTCAAGACGTGAGATAGGTACATTAAGAGATTTATATAGACGTTTCTGAAAATATATAATATCATCTATTTGGCCAAGGTTTTCACCACCTGGCAATGTACTAATCTCCGTTCCTCGGCCACCTTCTTTTCGTGGTAACCAGAAATCTTCAAGCATTGACATATGTTTACGATCATCTTTTAGTCTACCTGTAGTCTGATCATAAACAAGCTTGTTACGATACTGAGTCATGATCTTCTTCATGTACTCTTCAGCTTTACCAGTTGGCATATTACCTACATCGATATAAAAGATACGACGTTCAGGTGCACGTGCA